TGTTTTCGGAAACATCAAGGTAGACCTGATTGTCCTGCGTATTGTGCCATAAACCGAGGTAGTTATTCGACTTATTGAACTCAGATTTATGTTGTTTGAGGTAGGAGGAAAGAATCTCCGAGCCTTTAGCCTCATCAAAGAAATCATCAGCCTTAACGATTGCGGCGAACTTCTTGCCCTTGGCAACCATAAAGCCCCCTTTAGGGCTGGAGCCATCCTTCATATTAACTGTAAGCCCACCATCGGCTTTGACGCTCTCAAGGGTTGAGCGGACTATTTCAGGGGCTACCTCGATACCTCTAGCCCAGTTGCCATGCTCTGACTGGTCATGGTCTCAGTGCTTTTCCATTTTTTCAAAAAACTCTTCGACTGTTCCATCTTTAAGAAGATGTTCGATATAAGCCTTTTGTTCTTTTGCAGAAAAGTCACGAATTATTCGAGCATATTGCTGAGATTTAAGTGCTGAACTCATTGGTCCTCCACCGCTTGAACTGCAACTGTAAGCATTGACCTGTCTAGCACAACCCAGTTACCAGCCTTATCTGCTTGCACATGACCGACATCATGGGCTTGATAGCCTTTTGCCGCGAGCGCTCGACCAATATCATTTTTATGGCTTCTAGTTCCACCATAGTGCAAACTTTTCATGGTTTCTTTTACTACCTCTTTTGTTGGCATTAGTGCTTTATACGGAATTGCAATAGCCATTGTTTTTCCATTACCAAGTTTTCCATTTTCAAATTCGACTACATTTGCATAAGAACTTGCCGTATCAACTGATGAGGTTACATAAGTACCGTTTCCAAAAGAACCCCATCCGCCATGATAATCACCATCACGAAAGTCTTTAAGCGCTTGGTCGGCAGAGTATGTGACATCCGAGGCTTTATATTCACTATCGTAATCGTGCTGAACTGTTGTAAAATTACTTATGCCTCTATAAACAATAAAAGCATCATTTTTTGTAGCATAATCTTGTAAATCGGATATGGTTTCAACTTTTGCAGGTTTACCAGTAAACCCTTGGCGCTCGGCAATAATCTCCAAAGCATTATCAGCATAACCCCTACCACTTGCTGTATCTTTTCTATCCATTTCATCAATTTTGTTTTGAGTTTCTTTATTTGCTTCTGCTCTTGGTCCACTATAAAAAACATCTCTTAATGAGTCAGAAATATCAACTCCAGCACCACCAGTAGCCCATGCACCATGAGAACTTTGGTCATGTTCGCCGTGTTTTAGAACTGGTTTATATCCAAGAGGAAATGCGATTGTTATACTCATGAGCGTCTCTCAGGTGGAATGATGACCATGGTGCAACGACAATTAGGATGAACTCTGCCTGGGGTCTCATGTCCGCTAGAAAATGTTTCATTCCAGCCAACAACTTCTCCATCTAACTCTGAACAAATATCACAGGTGCGTTCATCTTGAGCAATAATCCACATCTTTTGTGACTCAACATCTACATAACCTTGTTCAGCCGCTTGGTTCCATCCTTCTTGGCGTCCTTCGTTTTGAGCAATTTGAATCTCAGTTCTAGCAATCATTGTTGCTCTTTTACTCTTTAGAGAATCTGAATATCGACTGGCTCTATCCATAGCCTGACTGCGAGCAACTTCTTCTTTTAATCCTCGTTTAAGTAATCTAGCAAACTCATCTTTCTCAAATTTAGTAACTGCATCAGCCCATCGTGGATGAAGTCCAACAACATTTTTAATTCTTCTAGCGGTGGCTCGGTAATCTAATTGCTCATTAAAGGCATCAATAATTGCTCTACGGATTGACTCACGGGTTAATGTGTCAATAGAGGTAATAAGTTCTCCAGCACGGCGTCGAGCAAAGGCTAAAGAGTTTGGGTTTGTCTTATTGAAAGACATCTTGAATTCAACTTTAGGTGGCTTAGATTGTGCCCACGCAGGAAGTTTGGTGAACTCCATGTTAGCCATAGAGCGTGGATTTGTTATCTTCACTTTGTCAGGGGTGAAAGCAGGTAGGGCTAACTTAGGTGCAATCTCTTGAATCTGTTTGATTGCTTCATTGCCACCAATATCAATAGAGTTTAATAAAGAATCTTGAATCTTGCTCTGATTAGCGATTGTTATTGCATTAAGCAATCTATTCAAAACTTCAGGGTCAAGATTGCGAAGCAAACTCTCTAATTGTCTTAAAGAGATTTTATCCGTGGCTCGCTGAATAGATTGATAAAGAGTACGGGCGAGCGCTTGCTCCTCAGGTGTTAAAGGTATGCGCCTAGGTCTTTCGGCTTTCGCAAAACGAAATGGCATTTTTAACCAACTTCAGGGGCGGGTGGATTCAATCCTTCGGGTGTTGGTGGAGGTGGAGGTAATTCTTCTTCACCAGCGCCATCGGCTTCTTCAGGTGCAGGAGGCAATACCGCACCTTCAGGCATTGGAGGCATACCAAAATTTTGTCCATCGTGTTCGGCAGGTGGTAATCCAGCCAAGTCTCGTAGATACTCTTCCAACTTAGGGTCAGGAACAAGAACGCCAACCTGAGCCAAGTTAGAAACAAAGGCTGAGATTTCATTCAAATCAACATGGCTTACTTCGCCATAAGTTAGATAAGGGGCACGGGATGGATTCATTCCGTTAAGTTTTAGCAATCTTGGAATCGCATATTGGTTCATTACCTCAGCGATATTTTTAGCGATTGAATCAACTGCCATTGACCACAAATCCATCTTGGAGGTTCCAAGAGCGTATGAGCCAACTCGGTCAGAGCCAAGAAGAATAAAGTCAGAAAGAATAGACATAGAAATTCTTTGGTCGTATCTTTGAATAATCTTGTCTGTGTCAAACTGACGGCTTCCGCCTGATGATAATAAAACTAAATCAAATACTTTATGTCCAGCATCATCGTACATAGAAGGCATAACAATTCCTTCTTGCTCATTACGCTTAATAGAGGTAACGATATTTTGGATGGATGCTAGAACCGCCGCTTGCTCTGCGGTTGCTGTCGAAGATAAGAACTCAGGTGGTACATAGGCGACTGGTAAACCTGCTAAGTCACGCTCAATACCGATTGCTTCAATCTCTTCAATACGGCGCTTGAAATACCAAGGGCGATAAGCATTACGAAGAATAGAACGACCCTCAGGGTTATTCTTTTGTGAAGATGTACGGAATAACAAAGACTTCTCAATCGGGATAGCGTGAGTTCCGCCCGTTGATGGGTCTACTTGAATCATTCCTTGGATGCCACCATCTTCATCCATCATCCATCTAAATAAAGTTTCTTGGGCACGAATTGGCATTTTGCGCCAGCCGATACGACCATCGCTATGTTTAGAATTTTTCTGTGGGTCGTTTACATCTCCGCCTCGAACTTTGTAAACAATCTCATGATATGAATAACCAAAAATTAACATTGACAACATTTGGGATAGTGTTGAATCCCAAGAATCTGACATATCGTTTAAGCAAGATTCTACGAATGTCGCTACTTCTTTGTCCTCTTTAGTAATCTCTCCATCTTCAGAGCCGTCAGAGAATGGGTCTACACGCCATTCAAGACGAGTAATAACTTTTTCGATTGCGAATAACATTGAGCCGATAGTTGGGTCATTGTCCGCCATCTCTCGGTAAACTCTTGCTCCACGAATACCTCGTAGATTTACTAAGAATTCTTCATATACCGTTCCACCTGAACGGCGTAAACCCGTGGCTCCGAGTTCGGTTAAATCGGGGGTTGGTTTGTCTGCCATCTATACCTCTCGACTACTATTTATCTTTGTTGGCTAATCCAACAACGATAGAAATTGCCTGTTGCTCGTTAAACCCTGCGTTCACCAACTCCGAATATAATTCGTGAGACTGGATAGCAAAAGCCCCGAGCATAGAGACGACACCATCACGGTTCGGCGAAAGGTTATCGTACACCCGTCGATTATACCGTTAAGCGAATTTAGCCTTTTTATTCTCCGTCTAAGACTAACTCAAAAGAGTTTATTCTTTTGGATGTTAGGTCATTAAAAGATTTAAGAGCCAAATCTCTGTCACCAACTTGAGCAAAGAGACGATTCTCTAACTCATTGCCATTGACATCGTAACGGCGGAAATAGATGTGATAAGGCAAAAACTGTTGTGTAATGTTTAATTCAATCTCCACATATTCTTTCGGAGCAATCTCCTTTGAGATATATGGCTTACCGTTTGAATCAACAACAATTTTTGAGCCTTGTAATTTCTCCGTAAAGAAATCTACCCATATTGCCATTTCAACCCCCTTCGAGAGTTTATTAACCCCAATAATACTACATCAGGGTTAGAAAGGGAACGATTCAGGAACCGTTGCGTCGGCTTTCCAAGTAGGGGCAGTCCAAGGGTCTACCTCTGTATCTCCCTCAGCATTACGGCGAACATCGACTACTTGAACTATGTGTCGCTTTAAGTCCACTCCAACATTAAAAGCGGTGACCGTCATCCGTCCTTTTTTCTCACCAGTTTTTTTATCATCCCAAGATTCCCAAACTGCGGTTCCTTGGATAATTACACCCATTCCCTTTTTCAAGGAATCGGCAACATTTTCTGCAAGTTTGTTCCAGCACTTAACCGACCATGGAGTTACATCGGTATTTTCCCAAGTGCCATCGGGTTTTTTCTGTGACTTAGAAGAGATGATTGTGAATGTTGCCATTGCTTTACCGTTTGGAGTAAAGCGCAACTCAGGGTCGCTCGCTAAGTTTCCTGCTATTGCTATTGCTGTCATGCTGTGTGCCTTTCATTGGTTATTGGTTTGGCGATTATGTTTAGTTTTTTTCTCATTATGTCTCGCTGATTTAGTGTTGTTCCACCCCAAATCCCTAACACTTTGTAATGTAACGCATAGGTAAGACATTCCTCTTGCCAGTAGCATCCCTTACAAATTTTCTTTGCTATTGCATATTCGGTACTAACTCCTCCATCATCATTCGGGAAGAAGTAATTCGTCTCGATTCCCCAACAACTCGCTCCCTCGAACTTCCAAGGCATAACTATTTTCTTCAATAGATTCCTCTCCAACAACTAAACGGTTTGGGGAATAGGCATCTAACTTAGCCAAAATTCTTCCGTTGCGCCACACCTTTCCAGCAACAATTCCGTCATAGTGATTAGTCTGAGGCTGAACTAGAGAGTCACACTCTTGCCAAAATTTACATCTTGCACAATAAGAAAGAGCGGGTTGGGCTAAATCAATTTGATATTGGTCAAAGAGCCAAGGGTCGGCAGAGCGACATGGAGCATCATTAACAAAATCAGGTAAACCCATGTTGAAATTCTACTGCTTTATTTGTCAGAATCTTTTATTACTGTCTTGCGTGTTGCCCATTCTCCAAAGCGCTCTTTGATTAAATCGTTAAGTAAATCTTGTCTCTCTTTTTCACTCATCACTTGGTTTGTCTCTGAGTCCGACATCATCATTGCCCTCCCAATTCTTTAGCCCGTGATGAACTAATCCCAAGTGTCGCCAATCAGGATTTTGGTCATCGGCAAGTGTTAGCGTCCAATAATCTTTTTCGCCCTCGCCCATCCATTCAGAAACTAAAACCCATCCTGTACAGATAGCGGGTTCAATAAAAGCGATGCGCCCGATTTGAGCGAGCGCATCGTCAATTAGTGAAGGCTTTTTTTCTTCTTCCATTCAGGAAGGTTAGTACCAAAAATTTCTTTCCCAAAAACGCCACGCCGAACAGGGATTGGAATATCGATGCTCGATATAAACCAGTCCACGGGTTACTTGCTCCTCAACTGTTAGGTCAGGGTCAAGTCCTAGTATCTGTGGGATACCACCAGCATGAAGTTTTTCTTTACCTTGGTACACGGGTTGTTTATTGTAAGCATCGGGACGCCAGTTTGACTCTTTTGTCCAAAGCGATAGCAAACATTCCCATTCGGCAGGTTTTTCCCAACCGTAGGCACTTAGTCTTTTCTGAGCGAACTCTTTAGCCGCTTCAGGTGTCCGTTCAACCAGTATTGTTTTCATAACAACTGGCTTATCTTCAGCCCTTGCTACTGGGTCGGGCGGGATGTGGAACGGATTGATAATGATAATTCCAAGAACAAAGATGAAACTCGGAATTGGTTTGAAAATGTTTTCATAAAATCGCATATTCCTCCATTGTTAGGAGTGAACATTTATTCGTTACTGGTTGTAACGCTTCTATGTTGCCAGTATCGGACTGACCTCACTTTTAGAAGTAGGTGTTTTGCGACCTGCAATTAGGGTACATCATCAAGATGAATGACTGTCAAGGATATTAGGGCGCTCGGTGGGGGCGCACTTACATCGTGCTTGAGAGAGGACGGACGCACAACTGGCATCAACCCCACCGAACTTGGGTACCCGTGTAAAGAATACCCTACAAATATCGCAGAAAGGTTTGCGATATAAGACTCATCCCGCCAATCTAAGAAGCGACTGACGGGATGAATTCAGTTT